TCATGAAGAAAACTGCAAAAGAGTTTTGGGAATTCGCAAATATGGAACATGTTGAATACATGTTCGAACATTATGGGTTGATTCAAATCACAAAATGGGGTGAAACAGTAAAAGAATTCGAGCGTAGCATAATTCGACATGAGCGTGCCGAAAAAGATATTTTAGAACGTTTTAAAAAATGTCCTGACCAAACAGATGATCTGCAATGGAGTTTAGACGTTGTCAGAGCATACCTAGATAGATGTTACAAGGTCAAAAAGGTGCTTGGCTTATGAGTTTGGTTTATACGGTGAAAGAGGTTGCGGATCTATTTCAAATTTCACAGTCCGCTGTGTATGTTCTCCGTGATGAGGGTAAACTAACGCAATTGAAAGATGTCCCAGGCGTTCGATTCGCTAAGGAGGAGGTGCATGCTCTAGCTAAGTATGACAAAGAGTTTACGGCAATAAAATATGCCGAGTTAGTGGCTGAGAATGAACAGCTAAAAAGGGAATTAAAAGAGTTGAAAGCAAGCATACGAAATACTACAGCAGGTATGCTGCAACTTATGGAGGTGTAAATGAACATGACTTATCGAGAAAAACGAGAATTGAGACGAGCAAATGCATTACCTCAATTCGCAGATATTGTTGAGGGCTTTGTATTTGGTTCCGTGTTCCTATTCGTAGTAATGAGCATGCTCACATGGTGGGTTACAGGCGAGGTACTTTTAAAATGGTAAAGCGTTGCTATCACTGCGGCTATAAATTGACACCAAACATCACCTATAGCTTATATAACACAGCTATTGGCAAAGTAGTTGCCGTATGTAAAGACTGCCACACATCTTATTTAAGAGTGAGGGCCAAACAAAGAAAAAAGGCCGCCACTCAAATTTGAGTAACAGCCCTTAATTAAATTAACCAACTTTAATATACATTTTATTTCTTATTTCGTAAAGGGGTGTTAAATGGCAACCAAGCAGGCACTTATAAATAACTCTTATTCCGATGAATGGTATACGCCATCCGAGGTAGTTAGGACAATGCTGAAAATATTCCCTCCTAAAACTGGAGACAGAATATTATTGCCATTCGATACTGCTGAAAGTGCTTTTACGAAGATCGTTACTGCAGAATATGACAAACATGCTATATGGGGCATACGAGATTTCTTAACTAAGCATTATGAGTTCGATTATCTAATTACTAACCCACCTTATAGCATAAAGGATAAAATCATTGAACGTTGCATTGATCTTGGCAAGCCCAGTGTACTGTTATTGCCTATAGATACACTGGGGGGTACAAAGGCATAAATTATTCCACCGTACACGGATAGGCGTATATATACCTACTAAGCGAATTAAGTTTACAAATATTGCAGGAGATAACTCTAAAACTCCTGCTTATCACAATATAGTTTTATTTTTAAATGCTGAACAAAATAGTATCAGTTTTGAGTACGAATATAAGGAGATATAACATGAACACTTTCAACATTGAATTTAAGAACGCAAAAGACTTGGCGAAAAAAATCGCTGAGTATAACGAATTAATGAACCCTAAATCTATTGAGGAGCTAGCGGTGAAAGTTATAGAGGAGCCTAAACAAGAGGTAAAAGAGGAACCTAAAAAAGAAACTGCACCAAAAGTAGTTGAGGAACCTCAGCCGGAACCTGTTGAGGTAAAAGAAGAGCCAGCCGAAGATGCTGCAGAAGTTCCTGTTACAAACTTTGAGGGCGAACCTGTAGAGGCTAAGGCGGAAGAAGTTGAGCAATCAACAGAAACCGAATTAGATGTAGAAACGGCAGAAGTCGACCCACAAGTATATTGGAACGACTTCAAAGACTGGCTTAAACATGTAGGTGCTGAGGGTGTGAAAGCTGCACTCGATGTGTTCCGCAATCATGGTGTTAATGGCAAGCCTAACTCCGGTGATTTAACACCAGAAATTATGCAAGAACTTAATGCATTAATGGGTAAATAAACAGATAGGTAGATAGGAGAATAAAAACATGTCAAATGTGAATAGCTTTAAAACAGTAATTGACAATGTAACACCTCAAATTGAGGTGTTACAAAAAGCGATTGAATTAGATCCATCAAATACTATTGAATATCAACGTGCTATCGACTTTTGCGAAACCAATATTTCTGTATCTAAAAGCATTATAAAGGCCATTAAACTGGTCGAAAAAGAGGCTAAGAAAGCAGATAAAGCCGAGGAGCCAAAAGAGGAAACTCCAAAAACGACTAAAAAGAAAACCAAAAAAGAGGAACCTCAAAAGGTAGTGGAGGAAAGCTCCGAGGATATGTTCGATGCGTTAGATATGTTTGATTAAAGGACGAATGCCATGGAGACATTAGCAAGGATATATATTCCTAGAATGTTCGATAGCGTGATTTTAGAAAGTCGCTATGATGCAGCTTATACAACTGTTCACCATACCGACTGTGGCTTTACGTTTGGCGGTAAATGGAAACGCAATTACAACTACAGTAATGGCTATACAACTGCTGCAAAATACTTCACTTGTCCTAATTGTGGTTATCACAGCGAACCTCATAGAGATAGGATATTTCAAACTATCTTTGAAAGTTCCCTTATTCCTTTGAGCGTTTGGGCTGAGGTGGTAGAACTTAAAGACGCTATCGACTTACGAATTAGCTACAAGGCTATTACGTTAAATATGGACGGAACCTCTATTGATGAGGGTATTCGTAAAGAGGTATTGCGGTTTGATTTTAAGAAAAAGAAAGCCATTTATACTGACTACAATCGCCAAAAGTATGATCTAACACCGGACTACATACGAGAACATTACTTCATGCAGGTGTTGGAATACTTTGGCAAGTCTTATGCCATGCACAGCATTAATAAAAAGCCTTTGAATGATTTATTCAGAGTGCTAAGAGTGGCGTTCCAAAAACGTTTATTGGCTACATATGGATATGGTGCAGCCGATGTGTATATATCCCCCTCCGCTAGTGAGGAGGGGGGATATCACTTCAATATGTTGTTAAATATGGCACTTAAAATTGCTGCACCAGATATGCCTAGCATAGCTTATATACATCGTTGTACATCGTATTGGAACGATAGCCATATCTATAGTCGCAATATTAATATTCCGATTGGCAATGACGTATTTGAACTGACTAGAAAAGGCGTTAACTTCCATGAGGCTATGCGAATTGTACATAAAGCTCCTAATAGTAGATCATTGCGTAAGGCTATGGCAACAAACCCTATGGCGGTTTATATGTCAGGCGTGTTAAACCTATTCAATGATGAGAATATCAGGCGAACTATTATGACATTAAATCGTGTTGATGTACCTATAACCGATGTACAACGCTATAGCGGTAAAGTGCAACGTGCCAAGGACATAAGAAAGTCCATGAAATTGCATATCGATGGCTCAAAAGAGTTTTGGCAAATAATGATTGCTAGATATGGCGAGCCTGCTGCACTTCGTTGGATATTAGCCGAGGACTTTCGAGATATTGAGGACTGCGTAAAAATGTATTCCGAATTGCAGTTAAAATATCGAGATATGTTCTGGGGTAAAAGGTTTAAACCTAAAGAGCTACACGGCGAACTTATTAATATTTACAACAAGCAGGAATATGGCGACGTAAACTTGCCTAAAGTGCCTGAGTTAAATGCCGATGTAAATGGCATGCACTTTATGGTTCCTAAGACTGCAGCCGATTTAATGATGATAGGTAAAGAACTTCGGAATTGCGTTGGATCTTATAAAGATAAAGTTATGCGAGGTGCTGCAGCCATTGTTGTTGTTACCGATGATAACATGAAACCTATTGCATGTCTTGAATTGTCAAAAGGCGAGGAAAAGTTCACGAAACTGGTACAAGCAAAATTATTTGGCAATCAATGTGTATCTAAGGACAAGGTCATCAATAATACAGTGCTTAAATGGGCCAATCAATTAGAAATTGAACCACGCACGATTGATGTGCAGGCACAAGTTAGCTAAGGAGAACATACAAATATGAAATTACTTAAATTGAAATTGCAAAATTTCAAAGGAATAAGAAACAGCGAGTTTGACTTTGGAGGGATAGACGCCACTATCTATGGCGATAATGCTACAGGCAAGACGACAGTATTCGACAGCTTATGTTGGCTACTGTTTGGCAAGGATAGTTTAGACCGTGCCGACTTTGAAATTAAAACCCTTGAAAATGGCGAGCCTATTCATAAAGTTAACCATGAAGTCGAGGCAGAGTTCCTCAACGATGATGGCAATAGCTTTACTTTAAAAAGGGTTTACCGTGAAAAATATAGCAGTCCACGTGGTGGTGATACAAAACTAACTGGACATACTACAGACTACTTCATTAATGAAGTACCAGTTAAAGAAAAGGAATACAAGCAATATATCAATGATGTAATTGCAGAAGATGTATTCAAATTAATTACTAACCCCCTGTATTTCAACGAACAATACTCTTGGCAAAACCGCCGTAAGTTATTGTTGGAAATTAGCGGAGACATTAAGGACGAGGAAGTTATCAATAGCCGTGCTGAGCTTACACGCTTGGCCGAGTTATTGAATGGCAGAACTGTTGACGAGCAACGCAAGATTGTTGCTGCAAAGAAAACGGCCATCAATAAAGAACTGGATATGATCCCAGTTCGTATTGATGAGGCTATGCGAAACAAGGTGGATATATCCGCTAGTGAGGATAAATTAAAGGCGGACATTAAAGTCTTTGACGATGCGATTAAAAAGTTAGATGAGCAAAAGTCTATTATCATTAATGGGTTTAATGCTACAGAAAAGCGTTCTAAAATCGATGAAATTGGCCGTCAGTTGAAAGTAAGACAATCTGAGATGTTATCTATTTATAACTCAGAAAAACAACGTAAACGAGGCGAATATGAGGCTTTATTGACGCAATTAAAAATCATCGAAAGTGAACACGATAGATATACCGATAGGGCTTATGACTTGGCAAAAGATATAGAACGAGAAAGTAAGCGAATTGAAACCTTGCAGGCTGAGTTCGATACCTTTAATGCTCAAGAGTTTAACAAAGAGGCTTGCCCCACCTGTGGACAACCTTTGCCGGAAGATAAGCAAGCCGAGTTAGAGGCTGCGTTCAATTCTGAAAAGGCTGCAAAGTTGGAGGAATTGCAGGCATTAATTGAAAGTGCAGAAAAGTTAAACGCTAGCTATGTAGAACAGCGAGAAGTGTTGCTAGTAAAAGCCGACGGCCTTACTAAAGAAATTGAGGACAAAACAAAGGCTTATGAAAGTAAGTTCAAAGAATATGAAAGCTATTTAGAACCTAATATTGAAGATGATCCAGACTATAAGGAACTAAAAGCCGAATTATTCTTACTTGAATTAGATGAGGGCGAAGAGACTGACGACAAAGAAGTGGCAAGGCTTGATGAAGAAATAAGCTCAGTCAAAGAAAAGCGTGCAGCGTTAGAAACTGAGCTTAATAAATACTCCTTAAATGCTGACATTCAAAAACGTGTGATTGAACTTGAAAGCCAACAACAAAAACTAGCAGCCGAAAAGAATTTACTTGATGAAACATCATTCCTAATTGATGAATTCGTCAAAGCTAAGGTGGACATGTTAGAGGATAACATTAACAGCCACTTTGCATATGCAAGATTCAAAATGTTTAACGTGTTAGTAAATGGCAACATTGAGGAATGTTGCGAAACCACTTATAAAGGTGTTCCATATCGTAGCATGAATAATGCAGCTCGTATGAATGTAGGGCTCGACATTATTAATGCGTTGACTAAATTCTATAACGTTACTGCCCCGGTATTCATTGATAACGCTGAGGCGGTAACAGACTTTATTAAATGTAACAGCCAAACAATCAAATTAGTTGTAGACGCTGATTTCAAAGAATTAACTATGATCTAACGGAGGTTAACCATGTCAAAAGAAGTTGCTATAAAACAACAATCATTACCAGGCTTTCAAAGTGCCGAGGGGTTTGAATTACTACAACGTCAGGCCAAAATGTTTTGTGCCTCATCTTTAGTGCCTCAACAATTCCAGGGCGAACAAAATTATGGCAATGCAATTATTGCGTTGGAAATGGCACAACGTATGAACGCATCACCTTTAATGGTTATGCAAAATCTATATATCGTATATGGCAACCCAGGTTGGTCCAGTAAATTCTTAATAGCTACTTTCAATCAATGTGGTCGATTTGAGGCTATCAAGTACAAAGAGACTGGCAAGAAAGGAACAGACAGCCAAGGTGTTATTGCCTATACAAGAGAAAAGGGCAGCGATGAAGTTATCTACGGCCCAGAAGTTACTATATCCATTGCCAAGCAAGAGGGTTGGTACGACAAAAAAGGTAGTAAATGGAAAACAATGCCGGACCAAATGCTACGTTATAGGGCTGCAGCATGGTTGATCCGCACAACTGCTCCGGAAATTAGTATGGGGCTACAAACTACAGATGAAATTATCGACGTTGAGGGCAAAGTCAGTGATGTAATGGACGACGTTACAACTACTATTGAACATAATGCCAATAGCGAAGTGATTGACATTGAACCTAATGAACCAACTTTTGTCGATGCTGAGACTGGCGAAGTATTGAACGCCGATGCAATGTTCAAATGATTAACATCGAATGTTTTGGTAGCAGTTCCGCTGGCAACTGCTACCGAATTAAATCAAGCGTAAATGGCGACGAGTTGTTGCTTGACGTAGGTTTACCTTTTAAAACCATTCAAAGGGCATGTAGGTATAATTTTCTCCACCTACTGGGTGCAGTAGTTACTCACCAACATGGCGACCATTCAAGGGCCGTGGCTGATATGTTAAAACTTGGACACAAGATATACATGTTACGTGAAACTGCCGATGCACTGCATGTAGTGGACGAACATTCTTGGGTTGAGATAACTCCTAGGAAGTCTTTCAAACGTGGCGTATTTACTATATTGCCTTTTGAACTGCAACACGATGTGCCTAATGTGGGCTATCTTATCACCGATGGTGAGGAGAAACTCCTCTACATTACCGATACATATTATTGTAAATACACTTTTAAAGGTGTACATCACATATTAGTTGAGTGCAATCACTCTTACGAACTGTTAAATAAAAAAGTCGAGCAAGATGAATTGAGCAAGCAACGCATGGAGCGACTTATTCAATCTCACTTTGCACTTGAAAATGTCATAAAGTTTTTGCGGTCTATGGATCTTTCACAATGTAAGGCCATTCACCTCATTCATCTATCTAATGAGAATTCGAACGAGGTTGAATTTAAGAAAGCCGTGCAGGCTGCAACAGGGAAATTAGTAATAGTACATCAAGAAAAGGGGTGTTAATTATGCGAGTAAAGTTTGACGTATTTATTAGGGCGTTAGAAAAACAGGGGCTAACCCTTATGGAATTTAGTAATAAAGCTCAAACTATTCCACGTGCGTTGGTGTTACATCTAAGTGGCAAGCCTATTACGTTTGATAAAAAGCGTTTTATGTGGGCCGATGTGTTAGGCGTTAAGCATGATGATTTATTTTATTAAGGGGTAAACTATGGCGAAAGATCAATCTTATTATTTCAGTCATGACGTAGATGCCTTTAACGACCCTAAGATTGTCGCCATGATTTCTGAGTACGGCGTAATTGCCTATGCTTGGTGGTGGATAATCATTGAAAAATTGGCATCATATGAAGATTACAAACTACCTCTTAAAAAGTATACGTTCGTTGCCCTCGATAATGAATTAGGCATGAAAAACGAACAAAATTCAACATTTGTTGAACACGTGTTCAACAAAAATGAACACGTGTTGGAACAAAACACCTTTTGTTCATTTTGTTCATTTTTGTTCATTTTTGCTCTTGTAAATGACTTCGAATTATTGGCTTGCGATGACGAATATTTCTGGTCGCCGAGTTTAACACGCCGATTTGAATTGCGTAAAACTAAAAACGAAGAAATAAGCCAGAAACGTAGGTTGGCAGGTCTTAAAAGTGCCGAGGCGAGACGTAAAAATGAACAAAATCGAACACGTGTTGAACAAAATTTAACAAGTGTTGAACAAAATCAACTAATAAAAGAAAAGAAAAGAAAAGAAAATATATATTCATATTCATATTATAGGGACGGCGAAAATCAAAATGCGAATGAACTATTAAATATGTTCGATGATGATGAACCAACAAAAACTGATCCATATAAAAACGTATTCAAAATTTACATGAATGATGTTGGAGAAATTTCACCAATGACAAAAGAAAAATTAGAATACCTTGTCAATGACTTTGGAGAAAATGAAGTCATAACAGCTATATCAAAATCAGTTGAGGTTGGCAAAGCTAGTATTGCATATATCACTGCCATACTTAATAACAAGATAAGGGAGGAGGCTGCAAAAGAAAGTGGAACCAATAGACGTGGCAAAGGAAATAGAACGGCTAAGGCAAAATCAGATGGCTCGGACGTCGACTGGAAAAACGAAACAGGCGAATGGTTATGAGTTCTACAAACCGACTTATGCACAGCCCATTGTTGTTGAACGTCAAAAAGATCTAAGCCGATATGGAATTAAAGGCCGATATAAGGACATGGACTTCGACAAGCTCAAAGAACTGGGGGCACCTCCTGAGGATAAAGAGGCGTATAACAATGCTTTCAAATATTCCTTACACTTGAGCGAACACATTCGAAATGGTAAGGGGCTCATACTTATGGGGCCAGTTGGTACAGGTAAGACTAGCCTTGCAATAAGTATCTTACGAACTGCAATCAATCAAGGGTATAACGGTTACCTAATCTCAATGATAAGCCTGCTCGACACCTTGCTTGTTTTGAGTAAAGGACCAGCCGAACACTACTTGAAATTTGAAAACCAAATTCGTAATTGTCCATTGTTAGTGCTCGATGATTTTGGGGCGGAATACGACAATAAATGGGTTGGCAATAAAGTCGACGCCATTATATCTGACAGGGTAGAACGTGGCAGAGCTACTATAATCACTACCAACTTGAATGTAAAGCAAATTAAAGATGGATATGACAGCCGTATATATGACCGTTTGAAGTCTACATCGTTTTTGTTGCAGTTCAAGGGGAAGTCAAAACGTAATCCGTTAGAAATTAGCGAAATTTAAAATTTTGAGCTATACGGCTACTTTTGATTCCTAACTATAAAATACTCATTGCGAATATCAGAAGTGCCGTATCGCTCCGAATTCATATCTTAAATTAGAAAATAATGTTCGAATATATGGAGACAAAAACATGAAAATTGAAATTACGATAAATGATCCTAAAAATGTGAAATTAAAAATCGAGGGTGAGCCGTTTTGTAACACTCCGGAATTAGATGCCTGCGTAGCCTTATGGGGTGCAGCTTTATCCCTCTATCATGATTTAGATAGCGATACCGAAAAAGGTGTTGCCAAAGTTATGGCGTTAGAGGCCATCAAGGATATGTTAGGACCTAGAAAATTCAAGTAAGGGGGTGCAAAGTAAATAATGAATAGCCTTGTAATATATGGCCGACCAACGACAAAGAAAAATAGTTCGAGGGTTGTAATGGCTGGTCGATATCCTCGTGTCTTACCATCAAAAGCATATGTAGAGTATCAAAAATTAGCGTTACAACAGTTGCAATTTTACCGAAAGCGTTTCTATGTTGCAGGTCCAGTTCATGTCCGGTGCCGCTATTACATGCCGGATAAAAGATCTTGGCCGGACTTGGTCGGCCTGTTACAGGCTACCAGTGATATATTAACCGATGCGAAAATAATCGACGATGATAAATGGATAGTACATTACGATGGCTCATGCATTGCCGGAGTTGATAAGAGTTCGCCTAGGGTTGAAATAGACATAATTCCGATAACGGAGGGAACTCCGTTACATGATTTAAAACGTAAGGGTGATTAAATATGATCTTAACAGATGAAATTATGAAAGATTTCTTGCAGTACCTATATGATGAGGGGCATCGTTATTTGTTTTTTGCGATACCTAATACTGCAGTTGCAGTATCTAAATCAAAACCGTTGTTTGCAAAAAATAAATTTATTGAAGAAATGATGTTATATGATTTACTTTCAGGATACGAATATAAACTTGGTAAATCAATTTTAAATGATGAGGGACATTGCATTGATATTGGCAAAAAGCTAAATATCGTCGATTGGTCTACCGTTAAAGTAGATACAAAAATACTGGTTAGGGATAGAGAAAACGATGATTGGAGACGACGTTATTTCGCTTATTATAAAAATGGCGAAGTATATGTTTGGTGTAACGGAAAAACTTCATGGAGTGTGTATGGCGATAGTTGTTTAGGCACTACTTCATATAAGTTTGCGGAGGTAGTGGAAGAATGACAACAGAACTTATCATATTTATAGTCGGTGCAATGTTAGGTTGTGCAGTTGGTGTATCTATGATGTGCATATGTATTTGGTCGAGTGAACTATCAAAAGGGGAGCACAAAGAATGAATAACATACCTTATTTTTTATCGCACCTACCAATTTGGAAAGCTAATGCGAAAGATACTGTTAAAATCACAAAACGTGTTAGGGAACACCAGTTTGATACGGTGGATAAAAAGACAGAAGAAATTGTCGTAAAAAAATGCCCTATATGTGGCATTAAATATCGAGTATCGTATCGGCTACGCAATATCAAAAAGACATGCAGTCCGTCCTGTAGTCAAAAGCTACGTAATAGAACATTAAAGCCTACCGATTGGGTAGAAGACGCCATCAAAATGCGAAAGGAAGGCATGATTTTATCTGATATTGCATTACGAGTTAATCGCTCAACAAGTACTGTATGGAAACAATTAAAATCAAAGGGGTATTAATAACATGCAAAAATACAAAATTACAGGATACGCAAAAATTGGTTTTGAAAAAATTGTAGAGTGTGAAAACTTTGAAGAAGCTAACCAATTAGCTAATTTAATAGAACGTTCAACTGATGTAGATGATAGCGATATGAATAATTGGATTGATGAAGTAGAGGTTGATGAAGTAGAGGAAGTGGAGGAGTAATAATGAACGAAAATCAATTCGAACAAGTTACAGGTTATCATGACGCAATTATGCCAACACGTAAGACAGAATTTTCTGCCGGTTATGATCTAGCATGCTACCATTCAGGTAGTGTGCAACCAGGTGAAGTGAAACTCCTAGAAACTGGGGTCAAATGTAAAGTGAACCCAGACGAATATATCCAACTGCACTTGCGTTCTAGTGTAGGCATTAAAAATAGTGTAATGCTAGCCAATGGCACTGGCATTATTGATGCTGATTACTATAACAATAAAACTAACGAGGGCCATATTATGATACCTATTCGAAATATTGGCACTACACCTTTTGAATATAAGGCCGGTGATAACTTGGCTCAGCTTGTATTTATGCCGTATCGTGTTACAAGCTGTGATAATGCAACTGCAAAACGTACAGGTGGTTTTGGTAGTACGAACGAATAAAGGGGCATAAGTATGGATACAAAGTCGTTAGGCGTTATATTAACACAGATGAGGGAACGAGACGAGGTACGTTTTATTGATGTGGAAAACGACAAAGAGTTCCACATTTATGAATGGAATTATCATAGCGACCGTGAAAAGGACAAATTAATTGTTGAGTTCCTTATAAGGGAGACAAAGAAGTATGACAAGCACAGAAAATGAACATTTAAGTATTGAAGAAATAATCAAAATTGCTAGTGAGGCAGCCGTTGAAAAGTATAAACAAATGGAGGCTGACAAGTGCGAGCAGGAACGAGAAAAGGCTAGAAAGAACACTAAAAGACTTCTGAAAGGCTATAAGGAACTCAAAGAACACTGCGAACATGCAGTCGCTAGTGTAGAAAATAGTGTTCCTAGTGATCTGCAAATAGTACTTAATGAAGTATTCAATCGTCGAGGACTATTGAGGGTTGAGGCGATTGCAGCTAGCAAAAGGCGAACGGAATTAATTATAGAACATATCGATGCTATGTTAGCGGTGTACAAAACTCAATGTGAGCATAGGGCGGTGCCATATTTTGAGATTTTGATAGATTTTTATGTCAATTCTGTACCGATTGAAGATATAGCTATTGCAAAAAGCGTTTCAGAAAGAACTGTTTACAATTATCTTGAAAGGGCGGAAAAGGACATAAGTATACTGCTTTGGGGCGTCCAAGCAGCTTGACATGGGTTTGCAAAAACGTTTCATTTACACTTCAGTTTGCATATGGTAAACTATTAGTGTCGAAAAATGTTCATTCTCCTAGGTATTTCAAAATCACTCTTTTCGACTACACACATATACTGAACATTTAACTACCTACGAAAAAGGCTCAGACTACAGATTTCTCTCCCTGTATGTCTGAGCTTTTTTTGTTATGTTATGAGGGCACAACATGACTACCATAAAATGTAAGGCATTACAGTGCCTTACATAATAGAAAAGGCAAATGCATGGCAAACTTTATCGTAATAGATAAATATTGTCGTGCTTTTTTTACGTCCAGTAATGCAAGTCGTTATGAGGGTTGCGTAATGAAAAAGGAGCATAATCGTTATAAGAGTAGCAAAAGGAGTGTTCTAAAATGAATATAGTCGAACTGGCTTTAAGTGATATAAAGCCATATGAAAATAACCCTCGCTATAATGATGAGGCTGCAACGTATGTTGCTGAAAGTATCGACCGTTTTGGCTTTAAAATTCCAATTATAGTCGATAAAGATTACGTTATTATTGCAGGGCATACTCGTTATAAGGCTGCACATATTCTTGGGCTTGTTACTGTTCCATGTATCATTGCAGATGATCTTGACGAAAAACAAGTAAAAGCATATCGAATTGCAGACAATCGCATGGCTGAGTTGAGCGAGTGGAACTTCGACAAATACAATGAAGAAGTTCAAAAAATGCTTAATAGTGGCATGCTTGATGATATAGAACTATTCGACCTTTTCTGCAAAGAGGAGGACATCAGCTCGGATATGTTCGACTTGGGTGCGATAGGTGTATACAGATTAACTATCGAAACCGATATTGATGAAGATGTAGAGAAAATAAAAGAAATTACATCGAAATATGAGGGTGCGGAGGTCAAAGTAAATGGACATTAAAATATTGGACATAAATTTTATTAAGCCTTACGAGAACAACCCTCGCAATCATGATAAAAATATTGAGGAGCTAGCGGAAAGCATTAAAACGTTCGGTTTTAAGAACCCTATTCTAATTAATTCCGACAATGTTATTATTGCAGGTCATGGCCGTTATGCTGCAGCTAAAAAGTTAGGGCTTAAAGAAGTACCTTGCATATATGCAGATGATCTTAACGAGGAAGATTGCAATTTATTTAGAATTGTCGAAAACGAGTCTAGTGCAAAAGCTAACTGGGACATTGATAAATTAATTGCAGAAATAAACGACTGTGATGATGTGTTCACCGGTTTTAAATACAAAGAGTTGGAGGCATTAGGCGAAAAACTTGTCGAGGAGGCAAAGGCCATTAACGAAAGTTTAGACGACAAGTTGAAAGAAAAAGCCAAATATAAAATAACTGTTGTAGTCAATCAACATGAAATATCTAAGGAATTATACGACAAGATAAAAGAGGGAATTTCAGAAAGTGCTACAATCAAAACAAATTATTGAAAAAGATACAACTATCTATGTCATAACACATGGTAGGCCAAACCCTAAAGACAGACCAACAACGTGGTGGTTAGAAGAGGCAGGCCTACCTTTTAAATTTGTTATGAATGAAAAGCAAGTCGATAGCTATTTGAATGCAGGCGTAAGTGAAAGTCAAATAGTGTCAGTATCAGATGAATGGGAGGACGAATATTTCGAAAGACATAAAACGTACCCTGTCCCTTTTCATGGTGCTATCTGCAATCGCCAAATGTGTTTAGAGGACGCTAAAAAGAATGGCAAAAAATATGCTTACCAATTAGACGATAACATTGTGATCTTTGGAGCAGGTAAAGTTCACACTACTGGTAAGACTAAATCGTATTATGCAAAAAACATATTACCTAAAGTGTTTGAGCATTTATATCGTATGTGTGAATGTACGAACATTGGTTATATGGGTATTGTGTTAGGTGCTACACCTACCGTAGAAAAGAAAATTTTAAGAAATGGCTATGCTTATAGTTGCTTTATTGAAAATGTAGAGGCTGACATAAAATGGCGAGGGCCGTTTGATGATGATGTACTTCATAATTTAGACTTCAATCATAGTGGTACGTATACAAATGCAGTATTAAGTGCTTATCACTACACAAAGGAAAGCAAAAGCAATACTGGCATGCGTGCTGCATATGACAAATGGGGACATATTAGACCTATTGCAACGAGTCAAATATACCCTGACCATGTACAATGTGGACTTGCAACAAAAGCTAATGGACAGCATATGAGGTTTTACCATAAGTTAAAGCCACCACATAGAAATGTGAGGATAAAGGACGAAACAGCCTTTAAAGAGTTAATACATGAGATACGAGAAACACAGCTAAAATGGATAAAATACAATAAGGAGGTGCGAAACAGTGGCTAAAATGGGTCGGCCAAGGGCTGAAATTGATAAGAAAGAGTTCGAGGGCTTATGTGGTTTACAATGCACCTACGAAGAGGTGTGCGACTGGTTTGGGGTTACTCAAAAGACTTTGAACGCTTGGTGTAGACGAACGTATGGAAAAACTTTCTCCCATGTTTTTCGTGAAAAGAGGGGCAAAGGCAAGATAAGTTTACGACGTATGCAATGGCAACTTGCAGAAAAGTCTCCGGCCATGGCAATCTTTTTAGGTAAGAACTTCCTAGGACAGTCAGATAAGACAGAAATGGAAGTCAATACAACTGTTCAAAGTAACCCACTTGACGGTGTTACAACTGAGGAACTCAAAAAGCTAATAGACAAAGAGGGGTGAGGATATGAAACTCACACCGGAACTCATGCAGCAATTCAAATATGAATTGGCAAGGCGTGAGTTTTTTTATTATTGCCATTTACAAGCACCGGACTTTTATAGGAAAGACAGAGACTACCTAGTCGAATTGTGCAATACGTTGCAAGAGTTCTACGAAAATCCAGACGCAAAAGTCCTAATAATGAATATGCCACCTCGACATGGTAAAAGCCGTACAGCTCAGATGGCAGTCAAATGGATATTAGGCAAAAACCCTGTAGAAAAGATTATGACTGGCTCGTATAACACAACTCTATCAACTACCTTTGCGAAGAATGTTCGTAATGATATTCAAGAAGTAAAGGCAGACGAAAACAGAGTTGTATATACTGACATATTCCCTAACGTGCGTATTAAACGTGGCGATGCTTCTATGGATATGTGGTCGTTAGAGGGTGGTTATAATTCTTACTTGGCTACTTCTCCAAGTGGTACTGCTACAGGTTTTGGTGCCTCTATTCTGATTATTGATGATATTATCAAGAACGCAGAAGAGGCTTACAACGAAAACACAAAGGCCAAGCACTGGGACTGGTTCACTAATACCATGCTTTCACGTTTAGAGGAAGGCGGAAAGATAATCATCATTATGACTCGTTGGGCGTCTGATGATCTAGCCGGTAGGGCAATAGAACACTTTGGAGATAAAGCCAAGGTTATTACTATGAAAGCCTTGCAGGACGATGGCACTATGTTGTGCGATGATGTGTTGTCCTATGAAAGCTACAAAGAAAAGTGCAGGGCTATGGGTGAGGACATAGCCAGTGCGAACTATCAGCAAATACCAATCGACTTAAAAGGTTGTCTATATTCCAACATTAAAACTTATGAACACATTCCAACTGGTACAGATGGCACTCCGCTATTTACTCAAATTAAAAACTACACCGATACTGCTGATACTGGCGAAGACTGGTTAGCAAGTATCACTTATGGAATATATGACAAAGAGGCTTACATACTTGATGTGGTCTATTCTAAGGCTAGTATGGAATATACAGAACCTGCTGTAGCTGAAATGCTACACCGTAATCGTGTTAATATTGCAGACTTTGAAAGCAATAACGGTGGTCGTGGCTTTGCTCGACAGGTTACAAGGATATTGAAAGAGGAATATAACAGCAACTATACAAAGGTTGTATCATTCCACCAATCTAAGAATAAGGAGGCTCGCATATTATCCAATGCGACTTGGGTTATGGATCATATTTACTTCCCTAAAAACTGGGCCGATAAGTGGCCTGAATTTTATAAAGCCATTACACGTTATCAACGTGAGGGCAAGAACGAACATGACGATGCTCCGGATGCATTAACTGGCGTCGCTGAGAAATTGACGGCACCAGATTATAAGGCAACAAGGACAAATATTTATTAGGAGGTTTATTACATGGCTACATTAACCAATGCTCGTAATGACGAATATGAGCTATTGCATGATGCCTATTATGGCACAGGTATGTTTGCAGCTGGTGGTGCGTTACAAAAACATCCACGTGAGGACACTAAAAACTATACTTTCAGACAGAGTTTATCTTACTTTTTAAACCATACTGCACCTATCATCAATGCGTGTGTAGATCCGATATTCAAAGATACTATTTCACGCAATTACAATGAAAATGAATTATTCGAAACATTCCTTAATGATGTAGACCGATTAGGTACTACACTTCAAGAATTTATGCGTTATAACTCTACGCAAGCCAAAATATATGGCGTTATGTATGTATTGGTCGATAATGTATCTGAGATAGGGGAAACAGTAGCCGACCAAGTAAAAAATAGGCAGTTGCCTTATTTGGTCGCTATTGAGCCAAAAAGCGTATATAAATGGCTTGTAAATGACATTGGCGAACTTGAATTTTTTGCATATACAACTACAGTCTTTGATGATGAGGGGAAAGCCAAAACCCAGTACCATGAATGGACACGCACATCTTGGATAGTAAGAAATGAGGAGCAAAAAGTCATTGCTACTGGTGAACATAACCTTGGCAAGGTTCCAATCGTTCAATGGTTTGGTCGTTCATCTCGTAAGATTGATATTCTACCTCCACCAGAATACTTGGCTATCGCTAAGACAAATCATCAAGTGTATCACCTATGCTCGCTATTAACTCAAATACTTAATATGCAGACTTTTAGTACATTGACATTACCTGACAATGGGCAAGGTGCGGACGATATTACGCTGGGTACAAATAATGTATTGCTATATCCGGCAGAAAGTAGTCATGCACCGGCTTTCATTGCTCCAGATAGAGGACCGGCAGAGATTATCATGGCGGTAATTAAAATGCTCGTCGATGATATGTATCGTTTATCTGGAATTAATTCCGTTATAGGCGTACAGGAGGCAAAAAGTGGCGTGGCTAAGCAATGGGATTTTGAACGTACAAACCAACGCTTGGCAGATTTCTCCGTACAATGTGAAAGTGCTGAAAAGGACATTATTGAATTATTTGAATTATGGACAAATACGAATGTCAATTATAAATGCGACTATCCTCGTGAATTCAAAATTAATGATATTACAGACAGCCTTGCACAATCTCAGGCCGTGTTAGATCTTGGACTCGGCAGCAACACTCTTAAAGTTGAAACAGGCAAAAAGGTGTTAGATAGCTACATGCCAAACATTGAGCCTGAAACGTTCGATGAAATTGTTGCCGAAATTGAAGAAAGTGTTCAACGGCAGGAGCAAGACGAAACATATCATAATAATAACGATGATGATGTAGAGGGCGGTGCAGAAGATGAGAACGCAAAGGGAGATAAACAAGGCAATAGATAGCTTTGAGCAAGAAGTTAAAGCACAATTAGCACTTAGGCTTAAACCTAATGAGGCCGTTAGAAATGCTTATGCAAAATATCCTATTATGGATATGATGAAAGCCAATTTGCAAGCAGAATTAGTCAATACTTTTATGGCAGGGTATGGTGATAATGTCCCATACTCCGCTAAAAGTATTTCACAAGCTATGTCTGAAAGTTGGGCGAGTGATGATCTTACACTTTCTAAACGTTTATATAGACGGTCAAGCACTATACGTAATGAAGTGGCTGACACTATTAAGCAAGCGTTAAAGACAAATAAAACTGTAAAGGGGTTAGCAAAGTCAATCTTCGACGGATATGGTAAAGGCGGCATTATTCCAGAGGCCAGTATACCTAAATTTCTTAGCAGACTTTCAGATATAAATATTGCTGGTGAGTCTACTCCTGAGGCTAAGCGTAAGCAACGTGAGTTATTGCGTAGTGTTAAAGGCAAGATAGCAAGGCTCGATACTCCTTATGTTAGGGCTGCATACAATGAAGTAGCTGCAGCCGTTGATGATGGTAACGAAATTAGACTGCAAAAGGCAATATATAATGCCACGCAAGAAAAAGCACGTTATCATGCTGAACGAATAGCAAGGACTGAAAATGCAAGGGCGTATGCTGACGGACAAATGAACAGATATTTAGATGATGAGGACGTCATTGCCTTTCAATGGAAGTTATCCGCTCGCCATCCAAGATATGATATATGCGACTTTTATGCGAATGCTGATCTATACGGACTTGGCAAAGGAGTTTACCCTAAAGACAAATTCCCTAAACTGCCAGCACATCCGCATTGTATGTGTCATATTAAGCCTATGACTGAGCTCGATATTGATGTCAATAAAAGACATAATAACTTTGAACAGTCAGGGCTAGAATATATCAAATCTTTATCTAAGAAACATCAAGAAGTGTTGCTCGGTGTAAATGGTCGAAATACTGTATTGAGTGGCAAAGGAAATTGGCAAAACTTTGTGAGAGGTTGGACACCAGATACATTTAAGGTGAGAAGTCCGCAAAAAGAATATGGTGCTTTATCCGGAGCTATTAATGACATTTCATTAGACGTTAATGAACGTAGGCGAGCTAAAAAGCATGCAAATCTTTTCTATGAAACTATACGAAATAGTAACAGACGCATATTAGTCGACAAAATATCAAAATCAAGCAAAATGCATAGTAAAAGCATCGAAAAAGTTATTGAACATGTGTTTGACAATATGTATAATCTAAATAAAGGAAGTGCTACATTTGAGCCAGATTTTCAAATGGCACAATCTTTTCAAAGGTTAATTAGTGGAAAACCTTTAAAAAGAGATATTATCATGTTAAAACATGAACGGTTAGAGTATGAACTAATGCATCGTTACGGATATACCGACTATGCTACTGCACATAGGATAACCGAACGAAAATACAACTATGCGGAGGCAGTTAGAAAAGAGGTGTATCATGTTATCGCTAGTACTAAAAAAACTGAATGAAGAAAAAGCCATATATGAATTCCACCCTAATGCTAATGCTGAGCACGGCATGATAGAATTAGACCGTAAAACCAACGTGGCTACCGTTAAAGAACATCTCCAAGGCGGAGACTGGTATGCGGTACATGCTTTAAATAAATTGGAAGAATACGGCAGTTTAAATTCATTCCCTAAAACGGAAACATTATATTGGTATTAAGAGCTATGCGATATGCATAGCTCTTTTTTATAAGCAGTTTACGCCCTTTCATGTGTGATGATTGGGCGTATTTTTATTGGTGCAATTAGGCGGAGGCCTGTTGTGCCTTTTTCATTTTCATGTATTTACGGAGGTTTACACATGAACATCGCAGAAGTTTATCAAGCACTCGAACAATTGGAGAACGGTCAAGATCTTATCTCGGCTATTAAGGGGGAGACGTCTCGCCTTAATAATGAGGCTAAGACAACACGTGAAAAGCTACAACAACAAATCACGGAATTAACCGGTGAACGTGATACGTTGACAACTCGTGTTACCGAACTAGAACAGTCGGCAGGGGCCAATACTGGTGCTAATTCTCCAGAGTATAAAATGCTCGAAAAGCAGTTAAAAGCTATGAGTGAAAAGTTCGAACTTGCTGAAACTAAGGCAAAAGAGGCTGAGACAAAGCGTATTCAATCTGAGATTATGGCACAGACACTTGACGCCTTTACTAAGGCAAATGCGGTAGATCCGCAAGAGTTTGCAAGATTGGTTGCCAATGATATTAAGGTACAAGACGATGGCACTTATGGCTATTTGAAAGAGGACGGCACAGTCGGAACTATCCAAGACCGTACCAATGAATGGCTACAAGGCAAAGCTTGGGCAGTAAAGGCTACTGGCAATACTGGCAGTGGACAAGGTGGCACAGGTAGCGGTGGCGATACCGTCTTGAATGAATTCGCAGCAGCAGCCGGCGTAAAACTTTAATCATTTAACTAATGGAGGTAATTAACAATGCCAATTAACACACTTCAATATTCTCAACAGTTCCAAACTGTACTTGACGCTCAAATGTTGGCAGGTGCAACAACTGCTTTTATGGAGGCTAATGCAGGCCAAGTCAAATATGACGGTGGTGATACTGTAC